CTAGTGGAGTTGGAGCTGCAAGTGGGAAATTGTATATCGGAAAGGCAGATGGAACCTTCGCGCTGGTAACACTCACCCAAGGTGCAAATATGACCATCACAAATGGCGACGGCACGATTACTCTCGCCGCTTCCGGGGGTGGTGGTGCATCATTCTGGACGGCACTCGTAGCAACCACGGATTTCTCAACAACCGGCGCGAGCACTTCTACGATTACGATGGTCACCGATCAGACTGCAATTATCCCGGTCAATTCCCCGATCCGCTATACCTATAATGGGGTTGTCTACTACGGGCAAGTCACCGCTCTCACATCAATTCTGATGACCATCGCAGGACCGACAATAGGGACTGGCGCGGGACTTCTCACGGCGCTCGCATGGGGCGATGCATCGCACATCGAGCAGGTGGATATCGTGGTCAATGGATACTATGAGGATGCAGCAAACACCGCACTGATCCTTTCCGATCTAAACACCACCCTACTCTGGAACAACCCCAAGGCGTATGCAGTGCGATACAAGGTCTGGTCGAAAGTCCATGATTCCGGCGGAACGCATGGGAAAGCCACCATCCTAATCAATGCAACGGAGCTCAATACCTCGGCAGATGGCCTCACGATTGCGGCAAATGCGACGTGGTATAGCACCGTTGTTGATATCGCCCCAGCAGCTTACGACATCAACCCCGGTGAGGCGATTGAGTTATCGGTTACAAAAGGCACGACGGGGGATGCACATGATCTCGCAGCCTCGATCGTTTTCGTGTATCCGTGAGGTGAGAAGATGCGACGTATCATTCGTGGCGGTGGGATCGATTCGACAATCATCCTTAACGCGAAGATGGTTGGTGAAAACAACGGCGTTTTCTTCGGAGATGACTCCCAATACCACCATGTTATCACACCAGTAGCACATGCCAAAACTGTAACGGCGCAGTCAAAATTCGGTGATGCTTCCGGCGCCTTCGATGGAACAGATGATTGGCTTACTGTTGCGGATAACGCAGTGTTCGACCTTAGTACCGGAGATTTTTCCATCGGGTTTTTCGCACGACCTGCGGGAAATACAGACCTTCGTACTTTCGGTATTGGTAATTATGCCACGACAGGAATCGCTGGAATAATAGAGCAACTTAGTTATTACGTTTATTGGGGTGGTGCTTATCATAAATTCGTCTGCGCAGACTCAATTACTACGTGGTCTTATTACATGCTTATCAGGATCAGCGGGGACTTGCATTTTTACCTCAATGGAACCGAGAGTACGACAGGTGCGATTGCAGACGCGACTGATCACGCAACGGCGGATGGTGTCTACATTGGCCAATGGAGTGGAATAACGTCTGTACCGATGAATGGCTACATAAATGATTTTACCATCTGGAAACGCGCCTTGGATGGGACAGTCGTACCGACACGGCACATCGGATGAGGTGAGAGAAATGGTATCATACTACACATTTGAACTCACAGATGAGAGAAACTACCGCGTCGTAGAGCACTTCCCGTGGGGGGAGTCACGAGTCGTCCCCCAGGACAGTCACGACCTTGCGGCATGGATCGCGGAGGGAAACATCCCGGAGAAGGTGAGCGGGGATCGGTTCGTGAGTATCGTCAAGGGAGAATCGGTCGTTGACCCCCTGAGAGAAGAAATCCTCGCCAAGGAGGCACGGGAAGCGGAAATCAACATTCTCGTACAGAAAAAGATGGTTGAGTTAGCACTCAATCAACTTGTCGTCGAAGGCAAGGTGACGGCAGAGGAGAAAACAACATCCTTGACAAAAGTGTGAGAGGAAATGGAATTCAACCGGAGTCCCTGGAACAGGACGCATTTCGATCGACCCGCAGTCTCCATTCCGAATGCCCTCTACCTGCCGATGCCGTTGTATCCCGGCTCGGAGAAGTTCCCCGCCCGGATCTATAATGCGTCTTTTGAGATGGTTGCGGAAATCGACGAGTACCTCTCCCTGGAATGGACGCGGCGACTCCGGGTACCTGGAACCGTGAGAATGAAATTACCCCTCACCGCAGAGGGATCTGACCAGATCATCCTCGGTTACTGGATGGGAATTCGCCGCGGTGGAGCGATGAGACTTGCAAGAATTGAGTCAAAAAGTATCTCCTCCGATCCTTCAAGTCTTGACGATGATGTTTGGGAGATCTATGCGAGTGGCGCAAGCGGTCTCCTCTCGACGCGAATCGCTTATGTGGGAGTTTCTACCGGTACTGGTTACGATACCGTGCCTCCGAGTGTTACAAAAGCCGAGACAGCTGTCCGGCATTTCGTGAACGGGAATTGTATCTCCGCTACGGACACAGACCGGAACTTCCCCGACCTCTACCTTGAGTCAGACGGTGCAAAAGGCTCTCTTGTGGAATTTTCCGCCCGGCTGCAATACCTGACGGAAGCGATTGAATCCATCCTCCTGCAGTCCCCGAACCTCGGCTATGAAATCATATTCGATGAAGCAACTGGATACCTCAACCTCCATTTCTGGGAGGGGAATGACTATACCGACTCGGTCGTTTTCAGCATCGACCTCGGGAACATCGCCACCTATGCGTATTCCCAGGACAACTCCAAGATGCGGAACTATGCCTATGTGGGAGATTCAAAATTCGCAGAAGACCGGGTCTTTGTGGGGGTTCCGGCTGCATCTCCACCTTCGGGATACTCCCGCAGGGAGACCTTCGTAGATGGTAGTGACTGCATCACAACGGATGAACTCACCCAGCGAGGCAACGAGACGCTGGTGGACCTTGGGGAATCAGTCTCGGCACAGTTCTCGATTTTCCGGGACGCCTCCATCACCTACATGACCCGGGAGGACGCCGGGGATATCGATCTGGGAGATATCATTACCGCAGTGTATCCCCAGGTGGCTATCGTATCAGCAAGGATCCTCGAGATCAAGGAGTCCTATGGGATTGATGGCGCAACGGATGATGTTCAGGTCACGATTGGCAACCAGCGCCCCGACCTCATCCGGTACCTGAAACTGAACGAGAAGAAAAACAGTGTGAGGAGAAGAGCATGACGGAATCATCAGAGTTTTATGCACAGACCGCAACCGACCCCCGTCCGTATTATGGGGCGGATATCGCCTCATTCTTCAGGACGCAGTTAGTCAGTGGAGTGGTAAAGGGAAAGCTCAACGACTTTGTAGTATCGCAGCACACGTCGCCCAATATGTCAGTCGATGTGGCAACCGGCGAGGGGTGGATTTATGGCTACTTCGTCAAGAGTGACGAGGTGGAGAACAAAACCATCGACGTAAACACATCCGGGCAACCTCGAATCGACCGGATCATCCTGCGGAATGCCATCACCGGCGCGAAAACCATCACGATTGAAGTCCTGAAAGGGACTCCCGGGGCGGGTGCACCCGGTCTCACAACAGATGGAACTACCTATGAAGTCTCGCTCGCGCAGGTGGCCATCGCAAACGGAGCCTCTGAAATCCTGAATGCAAACATCACAGACGAACGCATCTACGTCACCCTAAAATATGTCTCGCCCGATGTTCTTTTCCCAGATGCCGATCTCGATATTGAAAGTCAAAAGATTATCAATCTCGCTGCCGGCGCCGACCCCACTGACCTGATGAATAAATTACAATTCGGTACTCCTACGGAGTATTACCCGGTTCCTGCCGGGACGATCATAGCACTTGGAACGACCTCCATTCCTGATGGTTTCCTCGCGTGTGATGGAGCTGAAGTGAGTCGGACAACGTATGCAGCGCTTTTCGCCGTTATCGGGACGATTTACGGAAGTGGTGATGGTGTAAATACCTTCAATGTCCCGAATGCCGTGGGTAAATTCATAATCGGATACGACTCTACGGACTCGGATTTCAATGCCCTCGGAAAAACCGGCGGAGCAGCAACGGTAACAATCGATGCGGCAACCCTCCCAACGCACCACCACATCGGGACAAATTGGGTGGGAACCGGATATGACTGGAACCGATATAATTCAGGGGGAGCAAATGATGGAGTACCCTCTGGAGGTACAACCGGATCAACCGGCGGCGGAGAAGCACACGAGAACCTACCGCCATATCTGAAACTCTGCTGGGGGATTAAAATATGATCGAATTATGCGGATTTTTTGGAGATGTAACAGATTCCCGGTACTACACTCAAGTTCTATGGCTAGATTTCGTCCGGGATTTCAGGACCAATGGATACGTTCATGGTGCGGGTTCTGAACTTGTGGTCTCTCAGCACTCTCCTCCCGCGATGAGCGTCAATGCGGCAACTGGCGAGGCATGGGTACAAGGAAATTATTGCGTGAATGATGCCGTTGAGACTATCACGATTGATGCTGCCGATCCCGTATATGGGAGGATCGACCGGGTCGTCATAAGAAATTTCATCGTCGGCACGAGACTGTGTTCGTTCTTCGTCCTTAAAGGAGAGGCATCTGGAAGTCCGGTTGCCCCCGAACTCTCTCGAACTGATGACGTTTGGGATATCTGCCTCGCTGAGGTTGCAGTCGGAGCCGGTGCGGAAAGTATCGTAACTGCGAACATCTCAGACATGCGGGATGATGAATATTTATGTGGTGTTGCCAACCCCATTGCGGTACGGTTCTCTGATATCATTACCGGCGATAACTTCGATGCAAACTCCCACCCGTTTGCTGATGTCGCTCTACCCACCGCTGACAATGATGGAGTCACTCTCCAGCACCGCAATTTAACTGCTTGCACACTGCCCATTGGAGTGATTTACGCCTTCGCAGCTAGTGCAATTCCCGATGGGTGGCTCGAATGCGATGGTGCGGCAATAAGCCGGACAACGTATGCTGAATTATTTGCAGCCATCGGAACTCAATATGGATCTGGGGATGGCACGACCACCTTCAATCTCCCCAATGGAAAGGGAAGAAGTATCGTTGGCTATCATTCAACCGAGACCGAGTTCGATGCAATCGGTGAGACCGGCGGAGAAAAAACCCACATACTGACGATTGCCGAGATGCCGTCTCACAGGCACTCAGGAGCGAAGGGAAATAACTCGAGCGGGACGATATCGGGAGGGTACGCTTATCAACACGATACCCCTCAGACTACTGATGTTACCGATGTAGGAAGTGGCGGTGCGCATAACAATTTACCGCCTTACATCGTATTCAAACATATGATAAAGGTGACAGCATGACCGTGACGTGCAGGATTTACGAGGGCGGAACATATACACAAACGGACTTCGCCGAGATGCTCGCCTCGTTCCTTCAGGACGGGTATGTGCCTGGGTATGAAAGCGAACTTGAAGTAACCGTACTCACACCGAATGCACTGGGAGTCAATCTTGGTGCCGGTCGCGCCCATATTCAAGGATACTGGTATGAGCTTCCTGATGACATGCCGATCACCCTTGGTAATGCCGACCCTACCAATCCGAGAATCGACCGTATTATCCTGCGCCTTGAGACCGGCGCGCCGAGGCAGATATCGGAGAAGATCTTGAAAGGCGAAGCTTCGGCAAGTCCCACCGCACCAACACTCACTAGGAATTCATCCATCTGGGAGATCTCGCTCGCGCAGGTCGCGGTTGCAGCGGGTGTGATGCTAATCACATCGGGCAATATCACCGACGAAAGAGACGACTCTTCAATATGCGGAGTCGCATCAGTCGCAAAGGTAATTCACTCTGAAATCCCGGTTGTTGCTCCATTCAGTTGCAGCGGGAGGAAGGTGGTCAACCTTGCCGCACCAACCCTTGATACCGATGCAATCAGGAAAAAATATTATGATGACAATATCACCGGCGGAAAATATGGTGCGAACAAGTGCGATATTGTCTCATATCCGGGCACGGGAGCAATCCCTTCGGGATGGCTTGAGTGCGACGGATCGAGTCAATTAAGGTCGGCATACCCGGATTTATTCGCGGCGTTCGGTACGACGTTCGGGAGCGCCGACGGTACGCATTTCAATCTCCCGGATATGCGAGGGAAATTTATCTATGGGGCATCCTCCTCCCTTGGTGCAACTGGTGGAGAAAAGACACATGCTCTATCAATTGCGGAAATGCCAGCGCATACGCACGATACCGTCAATCACACATGGTCAGATTATGACATCGGTGGGGGGTTTGGCGCTGGTTTTGACGATAATGCTATGAATACCGGATATACTGGCGGCACGGTAGCCCACCAGAATCTTCACCCCTATCTCGCAATGCGGATGATCGTCAGGGCTTCGTAAAATGCGAGGGGTGAGATTCGAACTCACGGATCCCTGCGGAAACGGATCTTAAGTCCGCCGGTTTTGGCCAGGCTTGCCTACCCTCGCC